CCAACCTTATCTCTTCCTGCCTCTTCCTTGACTTTCTTAGTCCAAAGTCCTCTGTATTTGTTAGAGGCTATTAGAGATGCTTCATCTTGTCTATCTTCAAATAGTTTCCAATTAACATAGTTTACCAATGCGATATGAATAGTATCATCAACTGCTGGAACATCTGAAATATTATCAACTGTTTCAGGCTGTGCTGTATATTCTATTAATAGGCCATCAGCCTGACTTTCATCAATAGATTCCCATCTATTTTTAGACGATGTACTCTTTGTGGTAATCAATCCCATTCTATCGCCGACAACATACCATGCTAAAAAATCTTCTGGAAATAAATATGCCATTATCCTTCGTCCACATTTACTAGATCGCTATGATCTAGCAATCTAGGAATTTTTCTATAAACACTATCTGAATTCTTATAGTAGACATTATATATCTTATCTACTCTTAAATCGGAGTTTCTATCTCCGATATTATAAAATCTTTTATCTGCAACTGTATCAAGTTTTGCATACTTTCTCGACACCTTGTACGTTCTCAATTCAAGCAAGGCATCATTTACCAATGCTTTAACATAGGTTTCTCCAGCATCTGGATGAACTCTTCTAACCCTTGATAAAATTTCTTTTACTGTCATTGTCCCCTCAAAATTTGTATGCCTTTAGCATATTGACCTGATAGCCAATCATATTGAAGTTTTCTTGACATAGCCATCTCAGGATCCTCATCTACATTATAATTAGCTGATATTCTTTCCACAGCTTTCATAGCGGCATACAATACTACCAAATACTCAGCTTCGTCCGGGAAATTAGAAATCCCAGAAGCCCCATCACCGTAAGCTACTGCAGGATACTGAACCTCTGAATACTTTCCTACAGCCGAAGAGGCGGATGGAAGAATATTTAAATAATTACTTTCAAGATAATATACAGGATCGGTAGCTGTGGCATAATCCATATCATGTGGATCAGATGCTCTTCCTTTTACATGAGATAATATCATTCTACATGGCTGATCTATAGTCCCGTCACTCCTTCTTACGTTAAATACTTTACCTGTATTCAATGTGGAGGCAGATGATTCACTCCCTGGAGCTCGTGGGGTAAAAGGGGTAGCTTCTGCGGCACACAGAATAAGAAGATTGGGAGGCATAGCGTTAATAACTTCTTTCGCTCCATCAGTCAACCAAGATGTAATGGCAGTAGTATCCGAAGCACCACTCCCAACAGTAGTCTCTACCGTACCCACCATATCTTCTACCTGCACTTGAAATGTTTGTGCCATTATGCTTCAATCACCATAATTTCTAAATCAGATCCCGAGCTACCTGTCTCTGCCTTCGCATATAAAGCGGCTGCCGCTCTGAATAAAGCAACTTCTCCGGGTTTCAATTTTATTGAATATGAACTTGTTAGACCAACTTCTATATAATAGGTTGAATCTAGATTTTTAAGATATACATATCCCCAAGTTGCAACATCGCTACCAATAACTATCAGCTCATCACTAGTATCAACTTCTTGAACTACATGGGTAAAAGAATCTCCAGAAACATCTACATAAGCAGAATCATGTTTATTTTGCTTGACACCGCTCTTGCTATATTCTAACTGAGCTTCAATTCTTAATTCATTAGCCATTAATATCCCTTCTTTTTCTTCATTTTTATGCTACATTTCTCCTAAAGTTTTTAATGTCCTCTTCCATAGACACTGATCTAAATTCTATATCAGTTCTTTTGCCTATCTCACTAATCATGTACATATCAGTAGTCCATTTCTTATCTTTTGATTTAGATTTCTCACACTTAGGGCAAGAAGCACCTTTGTGATATCCGTGCTTATTGCAAATCTTAGCGACTATCATAGAGGTGGAAGGAAATTTGACTCTCCAACCACCTAATTCGAGATAAAACCTTTATCGCTTTATCTCACAGTTTATAACTGCTAATCCTTATTGATTCGGATTATTATGCATTAAGCTACGCTGTAGCCATCAACTACCTGATCTCTAACTACTTTCATATCCTTGACAAGCAGTTGTGAATCAGCATGATCTTTACCATGACACCATATGTAAGGAATCAGTGTATCACCACTGTCAAAAGTAAATGAAGCAGTTGCAGAAGGAGCCGCTAAAGCACCAGCACCTGCCTCTTCATTATTAACAGTTTTATAGGTAACGGCACCAGATGATGCTAATATAACTCTTAACTGAAGATTATCACTATCAGCTGGAGTATCACCAGTATCTGTATAAGTACCAGAGCCACCATTATTCAAATCAGTAGCTATCTGTATCTTATCAGATTCTTGTATGCCAAATGTAGCAAAGTCAGTATATACAGGATCACCTGTACCTGCCGCTACAATCGGAGCATGACCATCGTTAAAGTTCTCAGCTTTTCTAAATCCGATAGACATACCATCATATGTAGTCCATTCAGTTGTCCAGAATGTCACATCTATATATCCAGAATGTGTACCAGCTAAGAATACGTTGGATTTATTTCCAAGAGGAGAACCCCCAGGAACTAATTCCCATCCTAAGTCAGCAGCCGTGTCTTGATCCATTTGCATGTTCAAGCCTGCGGCAGTACTACCTGTATCGACAGCAGGAACTGTTCCTTCGAAAACTGGTGTTTCTACTGGGCCAGTACTTGCGCCGATTCTGCACATCTCTACAGGATATAATTCGCCATTTGCTCCTGGAAATATCATACCAATACGATGCTCGGTAGCTGTTACTGGGCCAGAAGAGTTAGACGACTGTGCATGACTAAACATAGGACTACCACATTTAATGTAATTCCAATCAAATATGGTAGTAGGTCTGCTTTTGCCATCATATGCATTACTACTTTTATTTAATACATCACTTCTCATCTTACACGCCCTCCAGGTTGATCAATGCATGGGTTTCAGGAAGAGATACTTCAAGACCTGCTTCTGTTAGAATCATGTCTTTCCGTAAGTCTTCATCAGCCTGTTGCACATTTGTCGTGATATGCGTATCACGATTCATACCATTTCCAACGAGAGGTCTATATGACACATGATCAAGGTCAACCATCATGCAAAAGCCAGAAGCGAATCCTCTAAACAACGGTTCTCTAACAAGAGTTAAATCACCATGAATAGTTTCAACCTTCATAACTTTATGCCCAAATGCACCTTGAACCTGATTGAAGTTATACCTAAATGGGTTATCTTCACTAGCTGTACCTGCTACTTGCCCAATAAAGCTAGTAGCACCACCAAACTTATTAAAGTATGATATTACAGGCAAACTGGCGAGAGCCAATTTAGAAGCACCACCACCCCTTGCGGGGTCGAATATAACCTCAAAATCACCCAATAGATCATCATATGTCCATTGAGTTACTTCATTAGACTTATAATATGGAACACCTTCGTTATATGATACTTGAGAACCATCATTAACAACGTTTCCATATCCTGCCGCTATTGTACTTCCAACAATACCTTCTGAGTATTGAATACCGCCAGCACTGCCTTTTTGTCCAAAAAGCATAGCCCTTTCGATATCCACTTTATGTTCTCTTAGTTTAAGATTCCATATTCTAGACCATTCATCAGCATAACCCCTGTATACAGTTGCCCTTGCCGTATTACTCATTTCAGCAGCCGTTTTGAATATCTGAGTATATCCATACTCATTATCAAGCTCTGAAGACCATACGTCGGGAGAACCACTTCCTTCTTGGAAGGATGTCCCAATAACGGTACATTTTGAGTTGTTAGCCAATTCAAGTGTACTTGTGGTACTAGTATGTGATATGGAGGTCACATTTACTGTTGTTTGTGCTGTTGAACTAGTGTTGTCTACAGAATTAATCCGTACATTCGCAGTAGTAGGGACAGAGTTACCATCGACATCGCCGATAGCAACTACCATTCCGGGAATTAACCATTGAACATAAGCCGCTCCAGTAGTATCAAAGACCATGTCCATGCTACTTCCTTCGGCAACCAATGTAGTCGCTCCTTTTAACAAGAAGCTCCTATCTGTCATTTCAACCTTTGTTCTATCTTCTAGGAATCTAAACTGAGAATCAGATGTTGGAACTTTAGCAACTTTCGATAAGTAGACAAAGAATGGGGATTCATCTGGTGCCAATTCTGCGACTCTGTCGCTAAAATCAAACAGTCTTCTTGATGGTATAGTACTATCAATGACTGCACCAGGAGTTCCAAACTTTACTTGTCCACTATTTAGAGTTGAGTTTAAAGCCATCTCTATTTTCTCCTAAGTTTATTTTATAAAACGTTAGTTCGACTTCCAGCACCTATAACTTCATCCCATAATTTATCCTTTTGGGATTTGTTTGCAGGTGCTTGACCCTGGATTACTCCAGGAGAACGAGGGGATTGCTTATTAGCTCTAACAGCATCTATCGAAGAATTTGGTCGTACAGTCGTTTCGTTTTCTGTTTTAAGAAATACGTCAACCAATGTTTCTAATGACAAATTCTCTTTAGGTTGTGAAAAGAATTTCACAAACCTACTAGATTGATCATCAGTAAATCTATATCTACTTTTGAGATCGTTTTGAAGATTTGTCATAAACATTTGTTCTTGTAATGCCGCCATATGACGACCCACCGCTGAGTCTACCATATTTTGTTGATCCTTCTTTCGCATCTGATAAGATGGCGATTCTGGCTTATAAAAAGCATCCCATGGGTTAAATTCATCCTCAGCAGGCTGAGCTTCCTTGCTACCTTGCCCCGACAGGTTATCTTGAATCATTCCAACTAGGTCTGGTCTTGATTCTAAGAGATCAACAACAGGCATATATTTTTCTAATTCCTTCACACGACCTCCGAGTCTTTGATTATCGGATTGTGCTTTATCATACAATGATTGGAATTTTCTAACTTCACCTTCGTGATCAACCTCTATAGATTCAGATTCTGCGACCTCGTCGTACTGTTCGATCCTCTGTGGATCAAGACTTTCAGAAATCTCACTTGCTTGATTTGTTTCAGCCATAATTTCACTCCTTTGATGTTTCTGATTTAAGGGCAGAACCTTTTAAGATTTCCCTGTACAGAACTTCACCATATTGTTTTTTTTGACTTCAACGCCTTTAGGCGCCCTCTGCGTTTGTCATTTCATCGGATACTCTCTTGAGTTTATCCGTCTCTCTAAGCACAGTATTTGAGAGATTAGCACGATTAACACGTCTATCCGCATCAACCCTTGCTTCTATCTCTGACAATCTGGACTTAAACTTTTCGATTTGAACTCTTTCTTTATCAGCTTGAGACTCTTTCTTAGTTGACTCCAACTTAGAAGTCATTTCTTGAATTTGTGATTCAAGTTGAGTTATCTGAGATTTAAGTTGTTCATTTTCATTAATTCTTTCCACTACACCTTCCTTATCAAAAATCTCTGGGTTCTTCTTCAATACTTCCATTCTATCTACAAGACCTAATTGAAAGGCTTCGACATATACTCCATAAGTTGCCCACTTACTTTCTGGTAAAGTACTCCCTGGTTCAATTTTTATATCGTGCTGACCTATATTCAATCTATCTCTTTGAATATCATTTACAGCCCCTCTCTTATCGTCATAGAGATTTATCGTTACCTCTGACAATGCATTATTAGCCTGCACCAAAGAGAACATTTTCTGATAGGTATAATGACCTTTAGATAGACCATAAAGAACTCTTCCAAGTCGAGCAACACTAAATTCTATATCTCTTAACTTTGCTTTTGGTCTTTCAGAACCAAGAGCCATCATAGCTTCTGTGCCTCTAACTGTTTCAGGAGCCTTATCGGCGAATCCATGCATCATCTCAGGAAGACCAAATATAAAATCTATATAAAACTCACACTGCTGTATCAAGCGATAAAACTCTCCTGTAAGAGGCTGAGGAGCAGGGTAGTGTGGTTCACCCTGACTAGGGTCAATTTCTATAACAGCATTGGGATTTGCCCAATCTCTCTCTAAGTCCTCCATGTTCTCTACAGATCCCATGGGAACAATCAGTTTTAATCCTGCGGAAGCCTGTGCATGAGATAGAGCTAATGACCATAACTTATTAAGAAGTTTCTGCATTGGTCTTGCTCTAGATACATCAGACTTGGGATAAGGTGTACCTGTCCATATATTTGGTAGAGGTACTATAGGATATACATCAGTATTTAAAACATCTTCATAAAGTACAATTTCTCCCACGGAAGCACATACAGCAATTCTATTCTGATACACTTCTTCAAATTGTAGAAATCCTCTTTCTACTAATCCAGGGTTCGTCTCCATAAATTCTCTGAATGCCTGTTCGTCCATCACGCTCTCTGATCCGCTTCTTGCATCCATTATTCTATAAAATGGTACTTTAATTGGATAGAATCTCTCAAGTATTTGATACTTCTGATTACCCCATTCTAAATCTTTTGCTTCTGCTGGAGTCCACGTTGCCATAGTTGCTCTATTCTGAGCATCTGGATAATCTTCTTCCATAACGCCAGAAATATTTTTCAGCAACCCGTCAGTTACATTCCCTTCTTCATCTATTGTATCATCTAATTCGGGGTAGAGGTTAATGATCTGTTCACCAGTTAAGATAGTAGAAAGGATGATGCCCTCGGCATCTACAAACCACCTATCTCTAGTGGAAGGTGGGACATAAACCCTAAACGGGTCGACATAAGTGAACTTCACATCACCTCTACCAAAGTCTTCTTCTCTATCTATGTAAGCATATAAATATCCCATGCCTGTAACAGCATAATCTGCAATAGCCTGTTTCACCTGATGATCTCCATCAGATATGTCCCATACGTATCCTAAGATATGCCTCCATGTATGAGCAACTTGAGAATCTGAGTCTTCTCTCGGTATAACAGTAAAAATTGGAGGTCTTGAAGTTAGAACGCTTTTAAGCTTCTCAACCGCAGGGGATACTCTATCCATTGGTATATCTGCTTGACTTCTTGATGACAGCTCACTAGACTCTGATGTAGTAAAATGATTACCTAAAAAGAAATCAACATCCATTCTAGCATCAGTATCCCAAGTAGAACGAGCATCACGCCACTTGCGATAAAGCTCTTGATTCATTTGTGCTCTTTCGTCAGTAGGAAGAGCCATTATTATATTGCATATTGTTATAATTACTCATAAATTCTTTTAATCTATCAAGCAAGTTATTATTTTGTGAATGTGGAGAAAATGAATTCATACCAAAAGAATTCATTCCATTAGAATAGTTTTGATAGGGATAGCCTTGCTTTTCGCCAAATAGCTCTTGGAGCTGTGCTAAAAGAGCAAGTCTCTCCGTTTCAGGAATGTCTCGTCCGTAGGGCATTCTGCATAATATACAACAAAAAATTATAAATGTCAAGGATAAAATGCCTAAAACATAAAAAAGTTCCCTACTTTCTTGCTCCTGTTAGCCAGGAATACGATCTTTTGTTAGTTTTTTTCTTTTTTGACTGAAATTGTTCTTCATCCACAACACCGCTCTTAGGATAGTTATGACCTATATAATGATTGGCATAATACAATGCATCCATAAAATCATCATTTCTAGACTTAGGGAATTCAAACAATTCATCTACCACATTAGACATATTTCTTTTAACATATAACTTATTTGTATTTATTATTGGGCCTAATGAGGCTAGTAATCTATCCTCTTTTTTAATCCCGTGAGGTGGCTTGGCTCCCTTAAATATGCCTGGTAGCAATTTTCTATCTTTAGCGGATAATCTAGTAACCATATCTCTAACCATCTCTTGTGCGGCTACAGTCTCTATAGTAACTCTTCTAGGATTATACATTCTCGCCATGTTCATAATCTCTTGAGGCATATCATATATAGGAATTCTATCATAGAATGTATCTAGAACGTATCTATTCTTATGCTTATCGACGCCCAGAACGACGATTGCTTGCATATCTGATGTATCAGTCGCAGTTGCGGCTAAATCAACGCCTATGAACGTATAAATAGGTATATAGTCATCTCCTATGTTCAAATAAGAAAACTTGTTATGATATACATAATCACCATCATAATAGTTAATTCTGTCTGTTTTGAAAGGAGCATTAGCTATATCTCTTGCATCATTTAAATACTCTTGACTAAATTTGTGAATCTGACCAACATTCTCATAATCTCTTCTAATCTCTTTTAATTTATCAACAGAGAAGTATGACGGCCATAAAGCTTTACCATCTTGTATAGCCTTATGGAATATGGTATGCCATGTGTAATCTCTCTTATTTTTAATAGCATCCAAATATGATTCATAAATACCTTGCAAAGCAGAGTCAAAATGAACAATAGTACCCAAAAGCCATATACTACCCTCATTACCCTTAGATTCTTCTAACGAAGGATATACAGTAGACATGAGCCATTCTTTAATTTCTGTTCTTCTTACCTTTGTTTTCGTATTTAATTCAGATTCAAAGTCATCTAGAATAATACGTGTATAACGGGTAGATATCTGAGCACGACCACGAAGCCTCTGATTAGTGCCTTTTGCTATAATTCTATCGCCCTTGACCGTTTCAATCTCTTTCTCAGTCCACTTCTTACCTGCAATACTACCAAAGTAATAATTCAAATAAGGATTAAACTCAATATGATGTCTAATATATTTTAGATGGTCTATAGCCTGGCCCTGCTCTTCAGACACCCATGCGGCAAATTCTATCTTATCGTCAGGATTGAAATATAATTTATATAATAGAGCGGCTTTTGCAAGTGTGGACTTAGTATGTCCTCTAGGAAGAACAACACAAAGCTTTCTAATACTATCATTTAATAACGCATCACCCACCTCATAATGAAATGGAGCTGGTTTCGACTTGTTAAAGTCGTCAGGAAGAAATAGCTGACCAAAGTTTATGAGGTTCTGAGATGCTATATATAGAACTTCGTCCTTACTGGAAGAAGCTATGTCTATCGGTTTTTCTTCTTGTGCCTGTTTTGCTTTTGTTTCTTCTTCCAACGATGTCTCTTAATCTTCTTTCGTCTCTTCTTTAGTACGCTTGACATTTTTCTCCATATATTTCATTAGCTTTTTGTCGTCTTTCCTCATTTCGATATAATTAAATAATACGCTTTCCATCATAGTGACCCGTTGTGCAAGTATTTGAATGTCGGAAAGGATAGCTTTCAAAGCTCTTATTATATCATGCTTACTTACTGTTTTTTTTCTTTTCAACTTCCCAATCACCTCCGGTTAATTCTTCATATTCACCTATATCACCACCTTCATAGACAAATGCATTGAATGTCTTTTTATTCCTGAATAGAGTAACAGGTACTGAAACCCTCTTATACAGCCCATTGTCAACATTCTCATACCTATCAAGCTCTTTAAGCTCGTCATTTGAGACTTTCATAACTTCAACGATCACTCTCCCGTCCCCTCTTACGATAGCAGGAAACCATGCCCCCTTAGGGCGAACAAGTTTATAGTTGTTAATAAACCCCTTTTGCCCGAATCCAGTTCTAAGAGTCCCGTATACAGCTAAAGTATTATTTCTTGCCACGAGGCTCCCAGCCGTACTCCATGCCACGAAGAAGCTTCATCATCTTCTTGGCCTTCTCTACGCTACCCGCTGTGGCTTTTTTCTTCCATTCCCCATCTTTTTTAACGTATACTATCTTTCCTACTCTTTTATATGGCATTATGCTACTCCCACTTGAGTTGAACCAAACTTGCCTAATTCTAATATTTCATCATCTATCCCATATATAGTATGACAATGTCTACATAGCCACGCTACCTGAACAGCCATTGGCCCAAAAAGAGGTTTTACATCTTTTACCGTTAAAGGTTTCTCACAAGCTAAGCATCTATCTAATTTAGTCTTCGGAAATTTTGGCTTCAATCTGCCCGACATTCTTTGCATCCTTTAGTGCCTCCAGCTGATCTCTTGAAAAACCTTGAAATACCGTTAAAGATTCGCTCTTATTGGACTCCTTAGGGAACATATTCCTTATTTCCATAAGCATTCTTATAGCTCTTACTCTATCCGCATCTTTACTGCCCTCTTCGACCACGTCCTTAGCGGCCGCAAGAAGATAATCTTCTGTTATCCCCAGATCGTCCATTGTCTTTTTTATTTCATTTGACACAATATTTTTAACCCTTTTTGTTTTTAATAGTCTTTTTGACCATATAGTAGCATATTCTCTACTATTAGCTGAGAATGCTTTGAGATAGGCATCCGTTGGATCCATACCTGTAGCAACGTATTTTGCGAATATCCACTCCTTTTGATTGGCTTTATCCCTTTTTAGCCGTATATCTGCACCATACTCGTCACCAGACAAGGAATATATATTCTTGGGAGGATCTCCGGACATATCGTCTTTTAAGAAATGCGTACCCATAAGACAGCGAATGTACGGTTTCTTCTTCATTTTGCCCTTTTTTAGTATCTGGCATATCTTTCCGTCATCCGATGTTACCCAATCGCCCTCATCACCCTCCTTCCAGTGTTTAACTGGATGACCCTCATAAAGGCGAAACTCCTTATAATTCTCGTATAATATATATTCCTTCCCTTTTATGGTCTTTTTAAACATTTTACCATTCCCGTCCTTATATTACTTTATCTCCTTTCCTCTCCCTCCAGGTAAAATGCTGACTGCATTATATTGGATTCACTGTAGGAGGACAATATGATTCAATCCTCTTATGCATTTCCTCCAATATCTTTACATCTTCTACATTATGCTTGTAAACTTCTTTCAGGGCCTTTTCGTTCCCGTACATGGCTTCTCTCCATAATCTTGGTTCTACAGGCGTTTTGCCCTTTATACCAAGAAATTGGCATACTGTAGCCAATCTATTGTTATGTAGCTTTAATTTACTCCTAACCATATAATAGAGGTCTTTATGACTAATTTCCCTATATACAGGGAAACGAATGTCATGGTCAAGACATCTTGTACGGATAAAAGGAATATCGAAGTTGGTACCGTAATATGTGAATAAGAGGTCATAATTGTTTAATTCCTCCATAAGTAGCTCTACTAGCTTCCCATCATACACACCACTAAGAATATCTTCCTTTTCTATGATTGCACCGCTAACCTTGCCCTTGTCCCGTGGCTTTATGGCCCATGAGAGCATTATACCAATACTAGCCTTTAGGTTAGAGGTTTCTATGTCAAGATACCCTAATCTCAACTCCTTACCAGTTTTGTACCTTTTGGGCTTCCTAAGGCCCATATTCTGAATTTTCCTGGCAACCGAGGTATAGGTACGATTATATCCTGAGTTTACTATCTCATTGTATATAGTATATGAGGATTTGGCACTATTCTCATATTGGAATAGCATCCCTACTTCATCATCATTCCATCGCTTTCTTGGCATCTCCAGCTCCTTTTCTTTGATATAGTACGATCTTGTCAGTCTTCCTTGCAAGATTAGTCGCTCCATCGTCCCTTGCAAGTCCTATTACAACAAACTCTTTGTTTTTGTGATTTTCAATGTCAGCAAATACTGTATGCCTTAATTTGCAATCGCAACACCAAAGATGAAACATTCCACCAGGGCGTACCATTACAGCCTCTGGATCGAAGTTACGCAGTTTAAAATTGCTCATATTCCTCCACCATGTCTAAGGTTAGTGCATATCCAGCGATATCTACCCTATTATCTCTTTTAGGGTTGTTAGTCTCTCTGGACAGTTTCACAGCTATCATGAACTTTGCAACGTCTGAAGCAGAAAACTCCACATCTTTCAAGGCAGTCCACATCTTAGCAGTACGTGAGAAGTCTATTATGGGATGTCCGTAGTTTACACCACGATCACCCATTACAAGCTCCTCGGCCTTTTCTAGTATAGAATCCTCTGTATCTACTATGGAGAACTTCAAACCGCTCATACTACATGATTCCAATCTTTTAAATCTTTTATATTGTAGAATATGGGTATTTGATAGGTGGCGGCGAGCCAGTGCTCAGCCTTTGCACCTTCAGATTTCTTCCAATTATCCATCATAAAGACAGCATCGCACTTCTTTACTATAGAGAAGTAGCCTTCCAAGAACTCATCTTGCGAAAGGATCCCATTCCAGTTCCTGGTGTTAAGATGCGGGCAGATGGCGGCCATGCCATTTCGCCAGATTCTCTTAGAAATACTCTCAGCACGGTCTATATTGTGATTTATCGCCTTTTTACTCTTGTCTGTGTATTTCCCAGCTATGTATATCACCTTCATCTTCTGATTCCTCTTGTTCTTCTTCGTAATTTTCGAACTCTCTCGTCATTTTCTGAAAATCTTCCAATTTCTTGCCAATACTGCTATTTATCTCGTCTACCAAATCTCTCATTTTACCCCCGGGAGTACAATATTCTTAAAATATGGGCAATCTTTAGGTTCACACTCTTTATTGTGATATTCCTCATCTATCCAGTAAACCAAACGCCCATCCTCGTCTCTTTTAAAGAAGGATCCACCACAGATGCCAGCTCTTTCTGACTTTCCGTAGTTTGCACAGCTCTTTTTTGCGATAACTTTCTCATTCACTAAGCGAATTTATGGAATAAATAGGTAATATACAATGGTTATTATCCGTTTTTTAAAAATATATGGGTTTTTTACAAAAAGCACCGGTTTATCCTTGTTTATTCCCCAAATGTTCCGTATCTTATAAAGCGGAAAGCGAACAAATTCCTATTTA